GGTGCGCCGGGAGCCATGCTCATAAACGCCAGCAACTGACGGCTTGCTTGCTCTTTCTTTTCGGAGTCGGTCAGCGGCGGGAAGATGTAGTCCTTCAGCGCAGGAAGTACATCTTTCATTTGATAAGGCGTTGCGCCTTTAGCCAACTTGCTATTGAGGTTGCCTGTAGTAAGCGCACTCAAAGCGAGTCCAAGGGCTTTGACACCCAAGAACCCGTCATTCAGCAGCACCTCAATGTTTCGCATGTCATCGGCTGGTATGTTGTCGGGACACCCACCGTGAGCGTAAACATACGCTCTGGCTTGCGAATAGGTGTCCCTTGCTAGTTTTTTCTGGTGTCCTTGTAGCCCGGTTGGATCGCCTCAGTGATCTTGGTGACGATCTCCAACTGGATCGGCAAGGACCACTCGGCTTCAATTTCCTCGTAGGTGATGTCCTGTAGCGACCCGGTTTCGGGCACCAGCAGCCTCACATACTCAACAATGCGATTTTCCGCTTGCATGGAAAATTTGACCATCTCCCGCGTGGATCGGCCCTCAAGGAACACATCGTTATCACGTTCCTCAATACCTTCTAGACCTTTTAGCGGGGCCACCATCTTCTGATAGCGGCGCTCCATTTCGGCCTCGTCCAGTTGGTCGATCCGAGCATTGATGTCGTCTAGTTCTTTGGTCAGCGGAATGCGAACCTTGAACGTATGCCCTGCCAGTTCAAACGCTTTGGTTTTCAGGTTAAGGGCATTTGCTTGGTACTTTTCGCCAAGCGCGGATGCAAGTTTGCTCATGTCTTGTTTTGTGGTTTGATGATTTTGTTATAGATCAATTGGTTAAGGCTCATAACAAAGTCCACGATTTCGTGCGGGGACATGGTATTAGCATGCCTCGCAGCGATTTCGTGGACTAAGGTAATGGCGGTCAGTTTTTGCTGCCGCCAGCCAAACCAATCCTGTCTTTGTTCTGCTTGACGCTCTAGGAATGCCAGCAAATCGTTAGTATTTTGTATTGTTGTCATCTTGTTTATTCTTCGGCGGGAGGCGGCGGCGGGGCAGGAGGTTGCGCCTTAACCAACAGCCGCATGACTACGGCTTCGGCGCTGTCTGCCTGAACTTTTGCCATTGCAGCAGCAAGTTCTTTTTGATCGACCTGAATCCCTCGCGCAGCGAGAGCCAAATCGCCTTGAGCCGCGATAAGAGTTTTGACAGCATCTGCGACTTTCACGAGTTGCTCCAACCGTACTGATTGCCACGCGGATGCACCGTGAAATTGCACTTCGCCTCGGCACCGGGCTGCGCGTCGATCTGGAAGTTGCCTACGCGCCCGTTAAACGCATAAGCGACCGTATTGGTACCGTCATATGCCGACACCACGAACGTGCGATCTACAGTGCCGTTATAGGCATCGGAACGGATTTGCAGCAGGGCAGAGTCGCTTGGGTTCCACGCCGCCGTGATGCTCATGCTGGTCGGGGCAGATTGAGTCGGGATTTTGTCCGACTGACGCGAACCAGCGACAGAATAGTTTGCCACTGCGTCATCCATGCCGAAAGCAGGAACAGCCTCAACAGGCAGTTGAACACCAGCAGAACCAGTGCCGCCAGCAGCAGTGCCGACAATCGTAGCCACTTGAGCCGACCAGACAGACAGGTTGGCAGTGCTAAGAGGCGTGGGAGTAGCAGCACTCTGCATCCAGAGAGCCGCACTAAAACCGGGAAGGACTTTGCTTGGAAGTGCCATGATTTACCTCTTAGGTGTTGTTGGACCAGCCGTACTGGTTGCCACGCGGGTGAACAGTGAAATTGCACTTGGCTTCAGCGCCGGGTTGGGCATCAATCTGGAAGTTGCCCACTCGACCATTAAAAGCGTAAGCAACAATGTTGGTGCCGTCACTTGCAGTCACTACAAACGTGCGGTCAATCGTGCCGTTTTCGGCGTCTGCCCGCATCAGCAACAGTTGCGTGTCTGCCGGGTTCCATGCAGCGGTAATCGACATAGAAGTCGGAGCCGACTGCGTAGGAATCTTGTCGGACTGACGCGATCCCGCAACGGAGTAATTCGCCATTGCATCGTCCATGCCAAAGGCCGGCACGGCTTCCACCGGCAACAGGTTTGCGGTTACAGCAATTGCCGATACGTTTGCCCAAGTGGCAAGTTGCGTATTGGTCAACACCGTAGGAGTCGCACCAGATTGGGCATAAAGCGCCGCGCTAAAACCGGGCAACACTTTGTTTGGAATCGCCATTTCAATTCTCCAGTTAGTTAAACAAGTGTCTTATGCTTGAATGTCCAAGGTGCAATCCAAAAAGATTTGCGCCATCTTTTCTTCGTTGTTATAGGAGTTGTAGAGCCACATCACATCGGCTTTACTGACGTAAAACCCATCTGTAGGGCCACCAAACAACCCGCTAAACCCGTGCAAAGATTGTAGTATTTGATTAGAAATAGTGAAACCATCTTCGATCTGCTGCGTAAAAATGCTGATCTGGAAAATGGGCCTGTCAATTCCCTTAATTGATTGGACCTGACCTGTATAAACGGGCTGGTGTACGTTTCTTAGCATCCAAGTCAGAAACTTGGGCTGAGTGGCAAAGTTCCGGTTAAAAGACGCATAGACCGGAATCGGCGTAACGATCTGGCTCAGTTGATACTGAATCGCCTTGCCGTACTGGACGGGATTGTTTTGCCCTGCCATTACGGTGCCGTCCCCGGATCATTGCGGTAGCACATAAACGTGATCCACTGCCGATCATTGCTTTCTTTGGCATCCGTAATGCGCCATTCCTGATTACGCCAAGTCAAAGAATACAGGTTCTGGTTAATCGCCATCGTCCGCGTATTCGGGGTGTAATTCAACTTAAAGTTGGTCAGGTCTTGGTACAGCCGATATTTTTCTGAAATTTGCACGCTACTAGCCACATCAGATACTTGAGCGCGCGTATCAAACCACTTCGTACTTGTTGTGGTTTGTTCTCCAAAGGTGCTTTTGCCAAAAGTCAGGCTATTCACCCGGATGTTCTCGTATCTTGCGATGGACATTACAGAACCAACGGCTTGTACGGTTGCAGCAACTGCCTAAAACCAAACGGAATCTCGCGCATGGAGTTTGCCGTTGTGGTGTTTGAGCGGTTGTTGTAAAGGTGCGTAAATAACAGCAAACCCGCTTGCTTAATTACGGGATACGTTTGAAGCGGATTTGGTGCGGTGCAATATTCGACCATGATCGGCGCGGTCATATTGCTGTTGATGTCGCTAGGCAAAGACTGGACGATCACCTTGTTGCCGGTCGGATCGTATTGATAAGTGTTTGCCGCTACTGTGACGATAGTCGCCGGGACATCTGAGTTGTAGTACTTAACTGCGTCAATGGTGACGCCCGGTTGACTCGGATATTGGTTTTGGCTGACCTCTGGCAAGTCCAAGGCGCAAGGCGTGGCAGTGAGGCTTTCAGGGCCATACCAAACCCGGTAAGTAACCGGGAAGATAGACAGGCCAAGATAGTCCTCAACTGCTTGACGCACCGCCAACTCAAGCGACCGCAAATAAGCGTCTTGAGACTCATCCTCATACAGATTAATCTGCTGAGAAATTTCATCCAAAGTCAGCCAAGGCGTGACCACATCACGATCAATCTGTTCAACCTTGACGTAGTTAAACGGATTGCGAGTTACCCCTGCAAAGGGGTATCCAGCGATGTAATCTTGTGCTGCCATTACGCTGCGCTCACTCGCACGCCCGCAAACGGGCTAAGAACCGTGCTAACCATCCGCTTCTCAGCAAACATGGTCACAAAACCGGGCGCGGTCTGTTCGTACATTTGCACGTTGAACTGCTCGGTGTCACCAATGGTCAGGAAACGAGGCCAGTTAGCCAGATAGATCGGGAATGCTGCCGACAGGTACGGGTTCGGGATCACCGGGAACCCAAACACATTGCCGATAGCCGCGCCGTCTTTGTCACCAATTTCGAGGAACAGCGGCAGACCTTGCAAGTCTTTCAACTCACGCAAAGCAAGGATCATGTCGGGCGACATATGCCACGCAGTACCCGGCAGCGCCCAATACTGTGCGGGCAGGGCTTTTGCCGCCTCCACAATCTTGTTGTACGTCACCGCAGAGCCGCCAAGCGACACCGTAGCAATCGTATGAATGCCGTTGGTAATTGCCGTGCCCGAGGTGCCAAACGC